ATGGCAGACGCAACCAAGTTTGTAAAACTGGTAAACGCTTAACACCCGAAAGGTAGGCCATTATGGCCGCTTATTCGGTCACACAAAAGTACATAGTTGACAACTACGCGGTTGTCGTACTACTTACCAACGCAGACCCGCTAGAGGTTGGCCAGTCGTTTACCCTTGCGGGTGTCGACGCAACCTTTAACGGCACGTACACCGTCCACACCTTGCCGCCGTTTCGGTTTATGGGTGTGGACGAATACGGGTTTTTTATTTATGACCCCGAGCAACCAATCCAGCACCAAGTGTTGTTTGCGAAAACCGCTGCCGATGTCATTATTAGCCCGGCTACTGGCACCCTTACCACGACGCCTACTTGCACGTGGATAACCGCCGATAGCCAAGTTGAGGATTGGTTAGGAATAGGCACGGCCACCGTTGCCGATCAAACGTTTATTACCCAATGTCGGTTGGCTTCGAACGAATTTAGTTTTAGACGACGACAGGAAGCCGGGTACAAGGACAGCCTTACTACGGTGCCTAATGCGTCGGTGCTTTTAGGTGCTATTGCTTATGCAGGGTTTTTGTACCGTCAACGTGGTGCCGTAACGGACTTTGCAGGGTTTGACGGTTTAGCAGCTGGCGGGTCAATGGGCCTTAGCCCGATGATTAAACAATTGTTGGGCATTGACAGGCCCGCGGTGTTTTAATGCCTGTTGCATACACCGACCTTTTTAACGAGGCCTTAGACGACCTTACAGCGACCTTACAGACCGTTACAGGTTTACAGGTGGTCAACGACCCGCGCAACATTGTGCCCCCATGTGCGTTTATTGACGCCCCATCGTTTGAAGCGTTTAACTACAACATTGTAAAAATCACTTTCCCCGTTCGACTAATTACCCTTGGCCCGGGCAACCTTGACGCGCAACGCAGCCTTATGAACATGGCTGCCAAAGTGTTAGGCAAAAACGTGGCGGTAACCAGCGGCCGCCCAACCATTGCCATAATCGGCGGCAGCGAATTAGCCGCGTATGATCTCACTATTGAAATGCAAGCCCAAACGGCTTAAGGCGGTTACATGTATTACATCATAAAAAGCGCTCGACTAGGTGAAGTAGGCACCGAATACGAACCGAAGCCGGGCACAAACATACCTGCCCTTTTGTGGGGCGGTTTTATTGCCGAAATAAACGACCAGCAACCCGACGAAGTATCCACACCCGCACCAAAAAAAGGTGCTAAAAATAAGAAAGCAACGAAAGAGAGTTAAACATCATGGCAACTAGCACCTACTTAGCAACCCCGGGCGTTTCGGTAAACAGCGTTTCGCTAACCGACCAATGCACCGCTGCCGTATTTACGCACCGTTTTGACCAACTTGAATACACAACCTTTGGTCAGACGTCGCGCCAGTACCAAGCAGGATTAGGCAACCACGAAGTTACCCTTACCCTTTACCAGTCATACGCAGCAACCGAGACCTACGCAACGTTGGCCGCACTTGTTGGCAACGACGACATCACCGTCGTAGTCGACGCAGCAGGGGAACTTTTTACCTTGACTAATTGCGCGTTGCTTGAAATGCCAGTTGTTAACGCGGCTTTGGGCGAACTTTCCACCGTAGACATTACGTTTGTTGGTGGCACTTACAGCGTTGCATAAATAGCGCCGAACCATCGGCCCGACACGAAAGCAGGCACAATGCAATTAACCCTTGAAGTAACAAACAACGAAGGCACCTATTCGGTAAGCACAAACCTATTTACCATTGTGCTATGGGAACGTCGTTTTAAACGCAAAGCGGCCGACATGGCAAACGGTATTGGTGTTGAGGATTTGTTGTTTTTGGCTTGGGAAGCAAGCAAACAATCAAAAATTATTGTGCCGTCTGAATTTGACAAATACTGTCAACAAGTAACCGACGTTCAGGTAGTTGAGCAAGAGGCCCAAAACCCTACCCAAGCGGCACCTACCGCCGGCAATTAGCCGAACTGTTAGTTGCGACAGGGTGGGCGCCGCATTGGTATTCGCAAGTGTTTGACACGCAAGACCTTTTAACGGTGGCTAAAGTTTTGGGAGAACAAAACAAAAGGTAACTACCATGCGCGAACCAATTATTGAGGTTGAAGGCATACAAGAAACCTTGGCAGAGTTACACAAAATTGACCCTAAATATCGACGTCAAGTAACTAAACGAATTAAAAACAGCGGGCAAATAATCCTTACCGAAGCCCGCAGCATGGTTGCCAATTTTGATAACAGCAAAGGTACGGGCGAACCGTTAAGCGGTATGCGTCGAGGCAACTTAGTTAAAGGCCGTGAGACCGCATGGCGAACCGATCAGGTGCAAAAAGGCTACAAAATAAAAGTAGGCGTACGCGCTACCCGTGAACGTTACGTTGATTTTAACCGTGGCGGTTACACCGAACAGGTGGTTTTTGGCTCGAAGCCTTACCGGCTTATGGTTGTGCAATCAACCGACCCAGCGGGCGTAATTTATGACCATGCTGGGCGCAACACGTCAAGCATGTTTGTAACCAACCTTACAAAAGAGGAAGGCGATCAACCGCGTGTTATCGACAAAGCCGTAACAAACAATCGGGAAGCCGTACAATCTGACGTAGACGTAGTAATTAAAGACGTTGAAAAGATTACGAACCGCAACCTTAAAAGGCGTACCCGCTAATGGCAATTAACATACCGATTATTACATCGTTTAGTGACGCTGGTATCGGCGCCGCCGAAAAGGTGTTTAAAAAGTTTGGAAAAACTGGCGCGCTTGTTGGCGCTGCCGTGGCCGCGTCGTTTGGTGCAGCTGCCGTCGGTATCACTAAAGCGTTGCAAGCCGCAGCCGAGGATCAAAAAAGCGTTGTACTACTTGAAAAACAGTTACGCAACAGCGTGGGCGCAACTAAGGCAATGGTTGGCGCTACCGAGGATTTTATAACCCAAATGCAATTTGCGTCGGGCGTGGCCGACAGTCAACTAAGACCAAGCCTTGCCACACTTGTACGCGCTACCGGCGACCTAACACAAGCCCAAGACCTTTTAGGTTTGGCGCTCGACTTGTCGGCGGGTGCAAACGTTGATTTAGAAACCGCCAGCCTTGCGCTATCAAAAGCACAAAACGGGCAACTTGGTGCGTTAACGAAATTAGGTATTGCTTTAGACCCCGCAATTATAAAAAGTAAGGATTTTGCGTTAGCGCAACGCGAACTAGAAAAGCAATTTGGTGGCGCCAGCGCGGCAGCGGCAGGCACATTTGAGGGCCAACTACGACGCTTAAACGTTGTGTTTGATGAAGTAACCGAAAGTATCGGGTACGCAATCCTTAACAACCGTTACTTTAAAGACGCGTTAGATAACTTGCCGGGCGCTGCACAAGCCGCCGTAGAAGCTTTTGGTAAGGGTGGCATTGCTGGCGCGTTTGACGCGTTTGTTAAAAACATGGGGCTAACCGGGCTTTACATACAGAAATTTACCTTGGCAGGTGAACTTGCGTTTGCGCGCATGAAGTTGCAAGTAGAAAACACTATTTATGGTTTAACCGTTGGCTTTAGCCGTTTTATTGGCATTGCTGGCGACATGGGCGAAACCTTAGGCGAATTAGGCCTAACACAAGTACAAGAATTAGAATTACGTTTTAATAGTTTGCTTTACAGCATTGACCAAACAACGGCCGCTATGCGAGCCGACGAAGCCGCAGCCGCTCGACTTAGCGCACAAGCAGACGTACTAAAACCAAAAGTAACTGGCGTAACAACAGCATTTGAGGGCATGGGTGGCGGTGCTGGTGGGGCGTCCAAAAAAGTAAACGAACTTTACGACACCATAAAAACCAAATTAGGCGACGCACTTGACAACGCCAAACAACAATTAGACGACGCAAAAAACGCTTTTGCAGATTTTGGCAAGTCCGTAGCCGACAGCATTAGCGAAGGTTTTAACTTTGCAGACGCTAAAGACGCCGGCGATGAAACTGGCAGCGGGTTTTTGGCTGGGTTGCGCGATCAAGTAGCGGGCGTTAAACAGTATGCAGAAAACGTCGATTTGTTATTACAACGTGGGCTTAGCCAACAAGCGTTGCAATCGGTTTTGGACGCTGGTGCCGAGGCTGGCGCGGCGATCTCAAACGAACTGATCGCAGGCGGGCAGGAAGCCATTACAGGCCCGGGCGGTGTAAACGAGTTAGTAACCACCGTTAAAGGCGTCGCAGACAAGTTAGGGCTTGATACGGCGAGCCGTTTTTACCAAGCGGGTGTAGACCAAGGCAGCGCCTTAGTTGCGGGCTTAGAAAGCGTCCTAGCAAAGTATGAAAAGATTTTAGCGAACCCGAAACTAACGACGAAGCGCCTAGAAAATTTGTTAGAGCAAGCCCAAACCGACATTGCATTTACGCAGATAACAGCCGGGCAAACGATTGCTACCCCAGCGCCTACGGCCTCAAGCATTGCCAGCGTCAACCAAGCAAAGGCAGCACGCACAAGCGCCGCGCCAGTAACAGTAAACGTTAACGGCGGGCTAGCGACAAGCGCCGAAATTGGCAAAGTAGTAACAAACAGCCTTAAAGCGTATGCACGGCAAACAGGCCCGCTAGAAATACCGACGGTTGGTTACAGGTAATGCCCGGTACAGCAATCGCGCAAGCCGGCAACTATTCCCTACTAGTCGACACGGGCTACGACGTCAACAGTTTTACCCTTGACAGCGACCTAAAAGGTTTATTAGACGGCACGTTTCCATTAGGCCCCGGTAGCGACTTTGCCGACATTACCGACAGCGCAACCCAAATAAGCATTAAACGCGGTAGGCGCGACATTGGCGACCAATTTGGTGCTGGCACCATGACATTTACAATTAACGACGTAGACGGCATTTTTAACCCATTTGACGAAACAGGGCCGTTTTATAACACGCCCGACGCATTACCCGGGCTAGCCCCATTGCGCGCCGTTGAACTAATCCGCTACGACGACAACGACAACCCGCAATACTTGTACCGCGGAAAAGTAGTCAACTACAACTACAACTTTGCGCTAGACGGAATAGATACCGTGACCGTGTTTTGTAGCGACGCTTTCTATTTGCTTAGCCAAACGTTTATGGACGAACTAAACGTTGCCGTTGAAACATCAGGCGAACGTATAGAAACGGTCTTAGACCTACCCGAGGTGCAATTCCCGACTGGTGCAGCTCGAAACATTGACCCGGGCACCGTAGACCTTGGCCACGACGCCGCTTACACCGTGCCGGGCGGTACAAACGTTTTAGGCTATTTGTTACAAATAAACCAAACCGCAGAATTTGGCCGTTTGTTTATGTCACGATCAGGGGTTTTGACCTTTACGCCGCGTGTGGGAACGACGCTTAGCGCGCCCGTAATTGATTTTATGGACGACGGCACCGGCGTACCTTACGACGGGCTGGGCATCACGTTTGAGGCAGACGCCGTAACCAACCGCGTTTACATAGAAAACCTAGGAACAACCAACGCCACCGCCAACGACCTAGCAAGCCAAGCACTATTTTTTGTGCAAACAAACAGCATTACCAACAGCCTTTTGGACGACACCGAACTAGCGGCAGCCGCAACCTACCTTTTAAACGGCACACCCGAAGCCCGCTACAACAGCGTAGAAACCGTATTTGGTGCCCTAACTGACACCCAGCGCGACACCGTGGCCGCCGTTGACATTAGCGACACGGTAAGTATTCAACGCACGTTTGTTACGGGTAGCACTACAACGACACTTGCCCAAGAATTAGCGGTTGAGGGCGTCGAGCATGAGATCACGTTAGACGGGCACCGGGTATTGCTATTTACCAGCCCTACAACGATTGTTTATGAACTGATACTTGACAACGCCGAATTTGGAATTATTGACGCGTTAAACGTGTTGGGTTGATCTAGGCTAAAAGTTATGGCTATTCAAGATTTTACCGCCGGGCAGGTTTTAACCGCCGCGCAAATGGACAGTTTGCAGGCCAACGATTACAACTGGACGGTTTCAAATAAAACCGACAGTTACACACTTGTTGCAGCCGACAAAGGCACACGCGTTGTAATGAACGCAGCAACGGCAAAAACCATTACCGTAAACACAAGCATTTTTGCAGCTGGGGATACGTTGTTTATTCAAAACATTGGTGCTGGTACTTGCACGATTACGGCCGGCACGGCAACGGTTACTACCGCTGGTTCGTTAGCGTTGGCACAATGGGGGGGTGGCACGCTTTATTTTACTAGTGCTAGTGCTGCTATTTTTTTTAGCGGTGGCGCACCCGGATTGGTTTACGGAAGTGCAACAGGCGGTACAAGTTCAAGCATTACAGTTGACAACGTTTCTTACACATTGTTGGCGTTTACTGGTAACGGCACATTAACCGTCGGCACCGCTGGCTATTTTGATTATTTGATTGTTGCGGGCGGTGGCGGTTCGGCAGACAATAGCGGCGGCCTTGCAGGTTCAGGCGGCGGCGGCGGTGGTGGTGGTGTAAACCTTGGCACCGCATATTTAACCGCAGGTAGTTGGACAGTAACCGTAGGCGGTGGCGGTGCAAAAACTATTGGCACCGATAGCACAATTGTTAATAGCACTAGCGTTTTGTTTGCGCGAGGTGGTGGACGTGGTGCAGGAAACGGAACAACAGCCAGTTCAGACGGCGGCAACGGTGGCGGCGGTTCAAGCGGAAGCACATATTATTTAGGTAGAACAGGCGAACTAGGCGCAGGCCGTGTAGGCACGATTGCAAGTTTTACCGCAAACAACCAAGGCAACGGCGCGAACGGATTTAACGGTAACGATAATGATGGTTCTAAAGGTGGTGGCGGCGGTGGTGGCGCAGGTGCAAACGGCGCGGTTGGTACCGGTTCAGTAGGTGGCGCTGGCGGTGTTGGCTTTAACACAACCTTTACGGCAGGTGCAGGCGGTGAGGACGGCGGCAGCGGCTTTACTTATTTTGCAGGCGGTGGCGGCGGTGGGCGTACAGACGGATCGAGCGGTGCTGGCGGTTTAGGTGGCGGCGGTAACGGTGGCGCAAACGCTGGTTCGGCAAACACAGGTGGCGGCGCTGGCGGCGCGGTGTTTATTAACGCTGGTGCAAACGGTGGCAGCGGTGTTGTGTACGTAAGGTTTAAGGTTTAACAATGGCACATTTTGCAAAGTTAGAAAACGGATTTATTACCGAAGTTTGCACGATTAACAACGACGACGTAGAAAATTTGCCGTTTCCCGAAAGTGAACCAATAGGCCAAGCGTTTATTGCTTCTTTAGGTATCGCGGGTTTATGGTTAGAAACGTCGTACAACAACAACTTTCGTGGAACTTACGCCGGCATTGGCTACACCTATGACGAAATAAACGACGTATTTGTAGCACCGCCAGTAAATGACCCTTACCCACCAATCGAGCAATGAAATGGCGTTACATGATTGGCTACACGCTTTTAGTCGCGGTAGTAGTTTGGGGTTGTAGTGGTTGCACCGTTTCAAAAACTAATATCGAATACCAATGTTTTACAAAGGCAAGTTGTGAATAAAACACCCGAACAACAACACGCAGGGCTAATAGTTTTTGTTGGCCGTTTAATGGCTATTTGTTTTACTTTTACCGTTTTAGCGTTTATTTACGGTATTTTGTTTGTAGATCAGCCGACCGAACAAGCACCAACCGACGCGCAACTAATTGACTTGCTATCTACGTTGCTTGTGTTTTTGACTGGCACACTTAGCGGCCTTGTGGCGTCTAACGGACTTAAAAGCAAACCCGGCACACCAACCGAAGGCTAAACAATGATCGCTAAAGCCAAACCCGGCGTCGTAGGCGCTCGAGATTACTTAGGCAACAGCGACGGACTAGCACCCGCAAAACGCCCCGGCACCGAGGAATGGGTACGACAAGCTGCCAAGTATTCAAGTGGCGCGCTATGGAACAACGGCACCTACGGGCAACGCGACGTTCGATCAAAGCCCGGCACATTGTCAGTACATGCAACAGGGCGCGCTATGGATTTGTCATATAGGAAAATGGACACTAAAGGCGTAGCAACAGGGCGTAACACGTCTAAACAATTTATTGACAAAGTGGTAGCAAACGCAAACCAACTAGGCGTGCAAATGATTATTGATTATTGGCCACAACCGTTTGGGCGTGCTTGGCGTTGTGATCGACAGGCATGGAAAGCGTACGAAACCAAAACCGTTAGCGGCGCACCCGGTGGGGATTGGTGGCATATTGAAATTGCGCCGGGCATGGCCGATAACCCCGAAGCCGTAAAAGCCGCATTTCAAGCCGTGTTTGAGGTATCCACAACCGCGTAACAATCATTGGCTAGGGTTTTTGTACCGACGGAAAGCCCGAAATATGACAGAGCCACAAACCTTTATT